GACAAAATGACCTACGCCAGCGTGGAGCAGCAGAGTCTGGAATTCAGCCAGTACACGCAGCAGCCGATCATCACTTCGATTGAACAGACCATCGAAACCGTTCTATTGTCGCCGCCATTCATTTTCAAACTGAACATGAACGCCTTCCAACGGGCCGATATAGCCAGCCGATACCGGGCGTATGCCACCGGGCGGCAGTGGGGCTGGCTAACGGTGAATGACATTCTGGCCTTAGAAGAAATGAACCTGATCGGGCCGGAAGGTGACATTCACTTACAGCCACTAAACATGATCCCAGCCACGGCGGCGAACGCCGAAGATCCGCAGGTGCTGGGCTTCGCGCCACAGAAGGAACCAGCACCATGATGTATAAATCGTTCGCCAGTTTTGAAGTGAAGGATAACGATTCCGGGATCTTCCAGGGCTATGCCGCCACGTTCGCGAAGGATCAGGAAGGGGATCGCTTCCTGCCCGGTGCGTTCGCCGCATCGATCAAGGAAAAGAAGGGGAAGATCCCGATCCTGCTGTACCATAACCGGGCCGCGTGGGCGGGCGTATCCAGCGATCTGGCCGAAGACGCGAAGGGGCTGTATATCGAAGGGAAGCTGTTCACCGATACGGCCACCGGAAAAGAAGCATACGGCATCCTGCGCGGCGCGAAGGCCGCAGGCTATCCCGTCGGGTTATCGGTGGGCTTCATCCCGCTGGTGGAAGATTGGGAAAAGGAAACATCCACGCGGCTGATCAAGGAAACCGATCTGTGGGAAACATCCATAACGCCGTTCCCAGCGAATAAGCGGGCCGGGGTGGAAACGCTGAAATCAGCAAAATATATAGAACAGATCCTGCGTGACGTAGGGGGCTGTTCGATTGAAAAGGCGAAGCGGTGCGCGTCACTGCTGGCCTTTTCGATGCCGTCGGGCGATCCCGATGGCTGGCCGCTGGAAGCCGTGCGTGACGTTCGGCCTGTTCGGCAACCGATAGACGCAGGGCTGGCCACAGCCATGCAGATTATGAAGGAATTCAAATCATGCCTGACGAACAAATGACTACCGCCGAAGAACGCGCGGTGCTGCAACAGTTCGCGATTGAAGTGCCGAAGATGGCGGCGTTTTTCAAGGAAGCCGAAGTGAAGTTCAAGGAACTGGGAACGGTTCCGATTGAACTGAAGGAACGGATCGAAAAGCAGGAAAAGCTGCTGGGCGATCTGGGGCCGCAGGTGGTGAAGATCGGCGAAGCGCAGGCCGCTGCGTTCACCCGGTTCGATGCCGAACTGCTGAAGATCAAACAGCGCAGCGCCCGTCTGCCGGGTGGCGGCGATGGGGATGGCGAAGCGCCGCCGCTATCGCTGGGCCAGCGTATCGTGGAATCGAAGGAATATAAAGCCGTCGATCTTACCAGCGGGCGCGCCAGCCTGAAGATGACGCTGCCGGGGAAACTGCGAACGAAGGCCGTTACCATCACCGAAGCCGGATCGGGTTATGGGTTCGTGCCGCAGCGGGTGGGCATGTTCCAGACGGTGCCGGATCAGCCGCTGATCATGCGCGATCTGATCACATCGGTGCCGATCAGCGGAACAAATGCCATCGAATACGTGTACGAAACCTGGAATCTGGCCGCAGATTATCAGCTATTGGAAGGCGACAAAAAAGCGCAATCCGATGTGACGTACACCGACGATACGGCCATGGTTCGGACCATCGCGCACTTCGTGAAGATTTCGCGCCAGATGGCCGCTGATGCGCCGTTCGTGATGGCGAACGTGGATGAACGGCTAACCTACGGCGTGAAGAAGAAGGAAGAACAGGAACTGCTGTTCGGCGATGGGTTAACGGGCCACCTGAAGGGGCTGATGACTTGGGCCACCGCGCTGCCCGTGGGGCCGCTGCCGGGGCTGACGATCCGCACCGATGAACTGGCCGCAGCCATCGCGTATCTGGCGAACTTGGGCTACGCGCCGACGGCGCAGATCCTGAACCCGCTGGACTGGGCCACCATGCAGATTCAGAAGACCACGCTGGGAACCTACATTCTGGGCGGGCCACCCACTTCGTTCGCATCCGGCACCATGTGGGGCCTTCCGCTGCTGACGACACCCGCCATGGTACGGGATAACTTCCTGGTGGGCCGCTTCCCTGGAACCTGCGCGATCTTCGACCGGGAACAGGTAACCGTGGAAATCGCCACCGAAAACGAAGATGATTTCGTGCGCAACTTACTTACAATCCGCTGTGAAGAACGGATCGCCTTCGCGTGTTTCGTTCCGCAGGCATTCGTAAAAGGCCCGTTCGTCCAGCCGTTCGCGCCCATCGGGGCCGTGGCTGACGCGCCGCAATCGGCACGTAAAAACGAAAAGTAACCCATGATCCTAATCGTCTTCACCACCGATCACCAATCGGCTAGTGGACGTGTCTATAAAGCCGGATCGGTGATCGAACTGGAAGACGATATAGCCGAAGAACTAATCGCGTTGGGCGTGGCGCAATACCGCGCCCGACGCACACCAGAAAACAAAAGCACCGAAGGGGAACACGATGGCAATTGATAAAGACCAACTAAGCACATTCAGGCAGGCCGCAAAAACGGCCATCCAGATCGGCGATATCGGGGGCGGCGTGGAAGAATGCTACAACATCCCGAACCCGCAGGGATCGCCGCGTTTCCGCCACTACCTGTTAGGCAATGGGGCGAACGGGATCAACGCGGGCCTGTGCCGCGAAACCATCGAAAAGAATCCAGACTGCTGGGAACAGATGCTGGCCGATGACTTCGCGGCGGCAGCGCCGAAGGAACCGCACGAATAGTATGCCGATCCCGATGGATAAAGCGGCGCTGATCGCAGCGCTGTTGTGCGTCGGGATCGCTACTTCCGGCCTGCGGGCTTCGCGCACGTTGTGCGCCGTAACCGGGGCCATAATCCTGATCCTGCTGTATGGGGGCAAACCATGACCACGCACTTTATACTGCTGCTGCTGGCGGTGGTGTCTTTCCTGATCGCCGCCACTTCCACGAACACGGGCCGCGTGAACTGCATCGCGCTGGGGCTGGCGCTGGTGACGTTAACGCAGTTGATACCACGATGATCCTTCCCGATCAGATCGTAGCCTTCCAGGATCAGGATAATTTCGTGCGCAATCTGGTGACGATCCGAACACCCGCTGGCTTCATCCGGGTGGCGATGTGGCCGGATGCCAGCGGGCTGATGCGGGTGGTAACGCCGCCATCGCAGGTATCGAAATCAGCGGCGGGCCGGGTGGCTGCGGTGGATCTGGTGATGCTGAAGGCCCACCTGCGGATCGAACCCGATAACACCGATGAAGACGCCTATCTGGCGGCGCTGGAAATGGGGGCGCACATCCATGTGGAGAACGTAACGCGGCGGGTGATCGATGACACGGTGGGGGAGAACGTGAAGATCGCGATCATGCTGCTGGCCGCGCACTGGTATCGGCACCGGGAAACGGTGGCGGGTGGAACCTTCACCGAACTGCCGCAGACGGTGGCGGCGCTACTATCGGCGGAACGGGACTATACCACGGTGTACTGATGCCACGAAACCCTGAAATTGAAGCCGGAATCCTGGATCGCCGGGTGTCTATTTTGAAGCCCGTTTATAACGAATTCCAGGATGAAATCACGGGCTGGGAACCCATCGGTTCCTGCTGGGCCGGGATCGCGCCGCTGTTCGGTTCCGAACAGAACGAAGCGGGCCATACTGTAGCCACCACGCAGCACCAGATCACGATCCGGTTTCGCCGCGATATCGATAAACGGTTCCGCCTGCTGGACGGCGGGCGCACTTACCAGATTGAAGCCATCCTGGATATCCAGCGACGGCAGGCCCAATTACTACTGACGTGTAAGGAAGTCGAATAGCTATGAACGCAATACCGCAATCACTGATCATCGGAAGCCCGCAGAATGCCGAACAGATCGATGCCATCTGGGAAGCCATGCTGGCGTTTATGCAGGCCAATGGCTACACGAACGCGAACGCGAACGTGAACGCTTCGGCCACCAGCATCACCTGCGGCATCAGCGTATCTTCGCCGGAAGGGCAGACTTCTGTAACGCAGACATTCAACGGGCCGCGCATCACCATATCGCCGCTGGGGGCGAACTTGGGGGCCGGGGCCACGCAGCAGTTTATCGGAACGGTGATCGGGCTGGATGGCCAGCCAGTAGCCGGGGCCGTGGTGGGGTGGAATGTCGGGGCCGGGGCGCTGGGAACGATCACGCCCACGGGCCTATATACCGCGCCTGCGGTGGTGGCCGCGCTGCACGCTGACACGGTGGCGGCAGTCTGGACCGATGGCGTTCAATCCGCGCAGGCTTCGGTGATTGTGAACCTGACGGTATAGGGGGAACGATGGCGAAGGCACCACAGATAAAGATCACGGGCGGCATAGGCCGCACCGGGAAGATCGGCGGCGATGTATTCAAGGGCGCGGCGCAGATGAAGAAGCTGCTGAACGAATACGCGGTGGCGCTGGGGCCGGAAGGCTTAGGCACGAAGCGGAAGGAAATTAAAACGATCCTGATCGGGCCTGCCGTGGCCATCCGCAATAAGGCCCGCGAACTGGCACCTATAGGTAAGAAGGCGCAGTGGCGCGGCACGGGTAAGAGCGAAAAAAGCATACGCCGTTTAGTCCAGCCGGGGGTGCTGCGGGCGAACATTTACGCGCGCCGGAACGCCGACAATGAACCCGGTGTTACCGTCGGCGTGAACCGGAAGGAAGCCTTCTACGCGCACATGGTGGAACGCGGCACATCGAAGTGGCCGGGGCATCCGTTCTTCCGGCCAGCGGTAACGGCGCTGCGGAAGGATATCGCCCGGATGATCGCGCCGGGAATGAAGAACCTGATCGAAGGCATGGCGAACGAAATGGCCTACAGGCCGCAGTAACTGATGGTTATTTTTGAACAGATATTCCGCGATCTGCTGATCAGCACGAACGTGGCTGCGGATCGTGTGTTCCTACACCGCGCGCCGCAGGTGCCAGCGGAAAAACAGGCGAATCCGTTTATCGTTTTCTTCCCGGTGGGGCCGGAATCGTGGCATTCCCACAGCGGGCCGCTGGCCTTCCAGGATCGCGTGTATCAGGTATCGATCTTCGATCCGGGGCAGACATTGGCCTTATCCATTGGCGACACAATCCGCGCGGCGCTGGATGGCCTTCGCACCACCTACGAAGGCGTAATCTTTCACGGCGTTTTCTTTCAGACGCAGGCTATCGGCTGGGAACCCGACACAAAACTGCACCACGTTTCGCTGGATTTCCGAATTCAATTTCGGATGACGGCAGACGCGCAACCGCAACCGCGTAAACCCGCAAACACCCGCATTAACACCCGATAGGAGAACACCATGTCTACCCAAGTAAATCCGACGCCGCGCCCAGCCGCGCCGCCACGATTCCGCGCACCCGCAGCAGGCGCAGGCCGCAGCGGAAATGGCGGCAGCGGAACGCCCACCGTCTTCGCCGAATCCATGGACGATATCACCGGAATTCCCGCGTTCGGAACGCAGATCCAGGTATGGAACGGAACCGATTTCCAGACCATCGCAGGCGTCGGCGATATCAGCGGGCCTTCGACTTCAGTGGCCGAAGTGGAAACCACCAGCCACAGCACCGGATCGCCGCACCGCACGTTTATCCCTACCCTGATCGATGACGGCGAACTATCCTTCCCGGATTTCTGGAATCCCACCGATCCCACGCAATCCATCAGCAGCCCATTCGGTTTAGAGTTCCTTTTTCAGAACCGGATTATCACCCGGTTTCGTCTGGTGAACACCGATGCCGCCCACCGCGCCCGCGAATTCAAGGGCTTCGTTCGCACGTTGGGGGAGAGCTACCCGGTGCAGGGCGTCTGCACGCGGAACGTGGCTATCCGCATCACCAGCGTTCCGGTGGATGGCGCATCGCCGATCACCATGGAACCCACCAGCGCTTCGGCATTGGCCACGGGCGGGCCGGATACCATCGAAATCGCCACGGGCGGGATCAATACGCCATGGTTCCCGGTGCCGGATCAGGCATGGATTCACATCGTTACGCCAGTAGCGCCCACCACGGGCGATGACACCGTTTCGTACACGGTGGACGCGAACACGGCGGGCGCGGCGGCGCGCAGCGGCCATATCCTGTTCGCTTCGCTGGGCCTGACGTTCAATATCGATCAAGCTGCCGGGGTGTAACCCATGAAGAAACCGCAACCGGGCCAGCCGATCCTGATCACGATAGGCGGGCGGGAACTGGAACTGAAGTTCCCGCTGCGCATCGTGAAACGGATGGACACCGAACAGGGGATCAGCGTGCTGCGCGGCACAGGCATGGCCGCAGCCTTCAGCGATCCCGAACGGCTGGCGCTGATCACGCACTACGGGCTTCAGACGAAGCACCCGGATATTACGCTTGATTGGGTGCAGGATGAAGTGGACGCTTCGATGTTG